GGTTCCCTGCGCCTGGAGACGCCTTACAAGGCCCTGTTCTGCCTGTTGAGATGCGCGTTCCATCTCACCCTTCAGCTTAAGTTGTGTTTGTTGGTAAGCTCGGTTAGCAGCTTCCTGATTAAGATTACGTTGCTGTTGATAAGCACGTTGAGAGGCAGCAGCGGCTTGACTTTGAGCTTGATAACCAGCGATGGATTGAACGGCGCTCATTAAGCCCGTTGCAATACCTACAATTGCGGGTACACACATTTTGTTAGTTTAGCAAATTCAACATAAGTAAGATTGGTTTGAGTGGTAACATACATAAGCTTTTTAAATCCAAGCATATGAAGCAGCTTCATGTGAAGACGATTCCTTGGATCAGCAATGTTATGTAACATCTCATAGGAGGTCTGTTGTTCGACCCATTTCTTAGCCTCCTTAAAAAATAGTTTGGGATACGGACGGACATGTGGCGTAGTAAGCATCCATATGGCTCCGCAATGGGCATCGGTTCTGGATACCCCCGCTATCCCGCAGATCTCTCCAAGGGGATTCCTGAAGGTCACAGGATTGTCTGAGAGGTCCATAGAAAGGCAGAGGGCGGCCTCCAACATGGTATGACCAAGACCCTCTAGTTCCCTTCGATCATCTTCTTGTAGGTGCTGAGCCACCCAGATTGCGTCTGAGCGGCTCGCTTTGTGGATAAGCTCCATAATAAGGTTCCCCTTAAAGGGATTGGATTCCTTTGTTATCGTAAGTTCCTTCCCAATCAAGAGAAGTGAATGCTGTTGGAAATGGACTATCAGCAATCAGTTCAATTTCCACATCCGTTCCTCGTGCCATTACTGGAATGGTACTCTGGGCATTACGCAGAATAGGAATGTGATTAGCCACAGAAGCATTGGAAGTGATCTGTGGGCAGATGCTTTCAAAATCCGGTCTACCAGCAACCCTGGCAATCACCTTAAACGGTCCAGAGTTGTAGCTATTGATTTTAATCCGAGACAGCCTGGGGATGTTCTGGGTATCCTTATTGGCTGAGGTAGGATCCTTCACAAAGTAAAATGCTGGTAATACAGCAGAACTGATGTACTTATACCCAATAGCAAAACTAGACGCTATTTGATTGCCTTCAACAGTTAAGTAATACTGCTGCCCTAATGGTTTGGTGGCATCGTATTGAATCGTCTGTTCTTCAAAGTATCCAGAAGATCCAGTATCTAAATACATCAATACAGCTTGCTCATCTAGATTCTCAATCCCTTCTTTGAAGCAAACACGTGTTGTATCCGTGTCCACGTCATAGAAAAGAGTTGGATTATAATCAAAGAAGTCAAGCCTAGTATCAAGATATTCACCTTCAAAGAGTAGTGCTTGAGAAGAGGTATCGGTTACCAAAGACATTTTGCTGAGAATGTAATTGCTATTGTGTTTGGTAACAATAAACATTACATCTTGATCAAAAGCAAAAGTTTCAATGGTTCCAGGCACACTCCATTTAAACCAAGAGGAAATTCTTCCTTGACCTGGATTTTCAAACCACCGATAAAGGTAAAGACTACTTGGATCAGAATAGCTATGGATGGCAAACACACCAGCTGGAGTGGATGCGTGGATCGTTGAAACACCAGAAGGAATATATGTTGGGATTAATTTTGTCAGTTCAATAACTGTCGGTTTGGCTCCAGTAGAACTGACATCCATCTCAAAAATAGATGATGCCTTCTGTCCCTCTTCAAGGAATACATAACTAGGACCAATATCAATTGGAGCAATACGATCCGTAGCACTCAAATTTGAAAGCTGGTTAAGTTCGGCAGTCTTTGGAGAGAATGCTTCGGTTGTGGTTTCCAACGCATACTGTCCATTGTCTCCAAACAGAATCAAACCCCTGGGACTAGGCAAAGCAGCCTTAAACCTCAAAGGGCGCAGCGAGCTAGCACTCAAGTCAATTGGATCACTGTCAACAATTGTAATAACAGTGCTGGCAAAGAAGTTAAAGTAATCTCCTGCTTGTGAGCAGATAACATTTTGACGGGAGGTTAGGATTAACCTGTTCCGATAAAACGCAATAGCATCCAATGGGTTATCTACAAATGTAGGCATTGGATTTGTTACCGTATCTCCAACTTCTCTTGGCTTCCAATATTGAAGACCCGTAGTATCTGGAACTCTAGTTTCTGATGTGACTGTATCAATTGTAAAAGTATCCCCGTCAACACTAGTAACAACATCAGAAGCTGTGTAATCTTGACCGGAAAGGCGAATGATAAAAGTATCAATAACACCTGTTACTGGATAGGAAATTGTTACGCCTGCCGTGTTGCCTCTTCCACTTACAAAAGCAAATGAACCATTAATTGTGTAGGTTTTACTTCCTACTGTTAAAGAAGAAACAAACGAAATGGGAGGAGAAAATGTTGTCCCTATTAGTACATTATTTTCATACCATTTATACGTAGCAACAGAGCTAGTAGCCGTTCTAGTGACATAATTAGGCGAGGTTCTTATGTAACTGTTAGTAACAGTAACAGTTTTAATTTTGGTAACCTTTAGCACTAATCCTGTACCAGTTCCTCCAGTAACAGAAATCTGCTCACCAACAACATGTCCACCACTTACAACATTTAAAGCACTGACGGCTGTCGGAATACCATTGACAACTGTTCCTGTACTTCCTACTGCTCCGGCAAGATCAAGTTTACGGTAAGTAAAACTGCCATTTGCTTCCCTGATAATAGCATGAGGCATTGTCTCCTCATCAATATTAATAATTGTTTCAGGAGCAATGGTTTCTTCCCAAACACCTACCCCATCTGGGGCATCATCGTCAGTGCGAAAAATTACCCAATAGTCATCAGATCCAGTGTCGTTTGATCCAGATACTTTTACTTTGACATTATTAAAGAATTGTTTCGGCAGTTGAGCAGGAGAAGTAACAGAACCTTTATATGCTTCGATGGCTGTTCCAGCATTACCGCCACGCGCAGTAATGTTAAAGTCAGCGTTGTTTGCTCTACGGATATGAACATTGTTTCCAATGCCCGTTGCTACCCAGTTAACATTAGCGTTAATGGCAGTAACCAACGAATCAACAATGTTCTTTACGTTAAGCTGGGTAGTGCTTCCTGTTGGAGTAGCGTACGCAAAGTCTGTACTATCCAACGTTACTGTATACGTTGAGGCATACGCAACAGTGTTAATGGTGACAAACGCATACGGTGTTTGAGCAGCACTGAGCGTAGGATCAGTACGAACAATTTTGTTTCGATTTAGAACAAAAATGTAATCATTAATTTGAAGAATTTGAAGCTCATCATTATCTTCGTGGGTAGCATAGTCTGTGGCTTCAGCAGCAATAGGATTGACTGTTTGGGAAAGACCAGTGTTGGCACTCCAAATTTTAAGAGCACCTGCTTTGCTAAATTGCATCAGGTACTTCTCCTGATCATCCCTAAACACCATAAACCACGTACCATCAGCAACCGGACTATCCAATTTGCGAATGGCTTGAAGACCAGGACGCTTTGTTAGTCCTACAGCAACATCAGGAAAGTAATTATTGCAACTACGAAGCTGTCCATTGTACTTAATTGTGTCTGGCTGCTGGGATACACCACCAATCAGCGTACTAATTTTTTGAGAAACAGCAGCCATTATCGTGCAATAGTACGGAAGGGAGTATAAGAAATGTAGAAGTTCTGCCCTGTCTCAACACCAAAGATATTAACTTCTGAGGTATTTGTATCATAAGCAATACAATTAGCTCTCAGCATTCCTTCATCTTGTTGGTTAAACTGGAACATATCCTTTGATCCAACCACACTTCCGGCAAATACACGGGTGGCACGTTGGGTGATGTAGTCCTTAAAGACCTGGGGAAGATCTTCAAAATCAAACAACCAAACCACATCACAGCGTACTGGAACAGGGTTGGTAAATTTATAAGTATGGTTTACTTTATCGTAGAGTTTGCCACCACGTAATACGGTCTGGTATTGCTGAACATTAGAATTCTTGTTGTCGGAGATTTGCAGTACATTAGATGGTACAACAATCTCATCGTTAGCGTCAGGGGTGAATGGATAATCAATTTCAGAATTAAAATGCCATCCTTCCCCTTGAACTTCACGGTTGACACTCTCAAGAATACTAAGTGCCGTGGCAATTTCTGGGTTGGTGATGTCGAGCGACACCACAGGTGCCTGCCCGATGCCAGTCAACATCTGGTTGATAGCTTGAAGTTGGGTTGTCATAGTTCGGACAGGTATTAAAAGAAAAGGGGCCAACCTTTAATAGTCAGCCCCACTGTTAAAGGTTACCCTCAAACGTTACGGAAGGCACCGGCAACGCCGACGCGCACGGCACCGCAACCATAGGCCAGACGGCCCACGATCACGTCACCCTGATAGATAACGCGAGTATCCGCGCCAGTGGTCTGAACGCTAGGACCGATGGCTTCCACAACGCCAGCAGCGTCACGGTGGAAGATCAGGCCGCAGCTGTTGGTGAAGTCAGAAGCCACACCATAGCTGTTGTTCTCACCAGTCACGGCAGCAGCATCAATAGAAGCGCCGGAAGCCGAACCATACTTCCCAAGGAAGGGAATGTTGTTGGACTTCTTGATGGAGATACCAGCGATCTCATAGAGACCATCACCAGAGTTCATGCTACCACCGGCAGCACCATACTCACGGTTGAGGATGTTGGTATCGACCTGAGAGATCAGGGCGTAGTATTGACGGGGGCTCAGAACAGCCACACGGCCATCCTTAGGAGCAGCCACTTCGTCCAGACGGGCAGCAGCTTCAAAGAAGCCATCAACCAGGGCCTGAGCATCATACTCTTTGTTGGCACCGAGGTTGATTTGGAAACCACCAGGCTCGCCGGTCACGGCAGCGGTAGCAGCAGAGGCACGGTCCAGAACGCGGAAGATACGGCGATCATAGAACTCAGCCAGGCTTTGACCGATCTGACGGGCAATCGGGCCACGGATGTCATACTGGCTCATGATTTCGTCGAGGTTATCAACGAAGGCAGATGCCACCAGCAGGTCATCCAGCGCGATGGTGGTTTCGGCTGCCGGAGGGTTGCCCGAACCGAGGATGGGCACACCAGGCGTCCGATAACCAGCCGAGATACGGCCAGTGTGGATGAATTGAGCTTGCTTACCACCACGCAGGGTC